GCCTCGGGCGTGATGCCCAGCTGCGCCGCGCGCGTGGCGAAGTAGGCCCCCACGATGCGCGAATAGGCGTCGTTGACCTCGGGCCGGAAGCGATTGGCCGTGTCCAGTTGCGTCTTGATGCTGTCCCGCACCGCATCGGCGCTGGCGCGGAAGGCGTCGCCCTGCTCGGCGTCGGCGATGGTGCGCTCCAGGTCGGCCTGCAGGCGCTCGCCCTCGGTGGCCATGAACTGCTGGGCCTCGGCGCGCGAGTAGCCGTCGGGCTCGGTGCGCAGGTGATCGGCCAGCTGCTGCGCCAGCGGCGTCGGCGCGATGCGGGTCAGGTACTGATCGACCGGGATCGCCACCGCCCCGCCCGTTTCCACCGCCTGCTGGATGTCGGCGGCCAGCTCGGGCGCGGCCTGCGCCAGCGGCTCGGCCAGGCCCGACTGGTGCAGCACGTTGCCGTCCACGTAGACGGTCTGCAGCGGGCCGTCCGCGCTGGCTTCCTTGACGAACTGCTGGAAGTCCTCGGGGCTGCGCGCCAGCACCTTGCTGGCCGAGGCGAGTTCGTTCAGTTGCTGGATCAGCTGGCCGTGGGCTTCGGCTTGCTGGGCTTTCTGCTGCACCACGGCGCCGCGACGGCGAACGTGCAGAGCGGATTCCACCAGCGTGCGTGCGATGCCGCCGACGGCCGCCCCAACGCCGCCCTCATAGAGCGCTTCGCCCATGTCGATCTTGGCTTCTGGGTTGGTCAGCAGCTTGCGCGTGGCGTCCTGAAGAACGTTTTCTGTCCACTCCTGACCGCCCTCCGCAGCCGCTGCAACGCCGACGCGAGCACCGGCCGCCAGCAGCTTGTTCTTGATCGGCACCGCCAGCGGCCCGAGAATCTTGTCCAGCGCCCATTTCTCCGTGATGCCGGTGATCGCGGCGCCGCCGAGCACCGCCAGGTCGCGGCTTTGCCAGTCCGCCTTGTCGCCGGCCCCCTTCTCGGCCATTTGATCGGCCCCCTGGGCATACAGGCCGAGCACGCCCAGCGGGCCGAGCGCCATGGTTTGTGCCGCCTGGCCGCCGAGCTGCCCTAAGCCCGCCAGCACGTCGTAGCCAAAGTTGCGCTGGCTTTGCGGGATCATCACGCTCTCGCGCGCGAATCGTTTGACCGAACCACCGGCCGCGCGGAACCCCTCGCCGATCATCGGCCCGGACAGTGACTCAATCGTCGGCGTCGAATTCGGCCCGCCGCTGCGCGGCCTCGGCAGGAACACGCTGGCGAAGTCGTATGCCATGCGCCGCTGCATGACGTCGCCCAGCTCGCCCAGGCCGCCAGCAAACATTCCGACAGACTCGACGGCTCCACCAGCCAGCTGGCGAACCGCCTTTTCGATCATGCTCAGTCCGCCCACATCGTCGTGGGCCAGCTTGGCACGCTCGATGTCGGCCAGCAGGGCCGCCGTGGCTGGCGCTGCTCGGGCGATGGAATCGAACGGGATTTCGCCCATCGCGGCCTGCTTTTTCACATCAGGCACGGCCAGCACGGTATCGACCGGCAGTCCGGTGCGACGCGCGATGCGCTGCGCCTCGGCGTACATGTCCGGGTTGGTGTCCTGCGCGGCCGCGTAGCCCCACCGCGCTTGCATGGCCTTGCTGTCAGCGGCAGACTGCGGGTTGACCACAGCGGCGGCGGCCGCGTCGAATTCGTCGTCTTGCGCCATCAGTTGACCACCCCGGAAACGACGGCCCCACCCGCCGCGCTGCGCGACGCCTGCGTCGGCGCCTTGGTGAACTTGCTGCGCCAGTAGGTTTCCAGGATCATCGAATCGGCCGGTGCGTCCACGCCTTGGCGTTGCAGCGCCTGCTTGATGCGGTCGCGGTCGGCCCCTGGGATGTCGCCCAGCTTCATGCCCAGCAGCGGCATGGTCTGCGCCGACGTGTCGAAGCCGGCGAAGGTGTTGCGGAAGCGTACGTTCTTGGCAAACAAGGCGTCTAGATGCTGAAGAACCTCGGCGTCGCTGAACTTCTTGCCGGCCTCCTTCTGCGCATGTGAGAAGTAGTCGTTGACGAACTTTCGTACCGTGCCGAGCTGCGCCGCTTCGTCGCTGCCGTCCTTGGGAGTCGGGTCGATCTTGAGTTGCGCCAGTCGGCTGTTCAGCGCGGCGTTGATGGCGCCCGTGTTCAGGTCGCCTGGCGAAGATGTCGTTTTGCCGAGCAGCTTGGCGCGCTCGTTGGAAAAGTGCTTGAAGTCGGACTCCGACAACTCGGCGCGTAAAGCGAAGAACTGCGATTCGCTCAACCCCTTGAGCATTTGCGGGTTCTCCGTCAGACGCTGGTACAGCAGCGGGCTGGTCACCGCCTCACCCTTGGCCATGCGCTCGCCGTAGTTCATCAAGTTGTCCACCTCCTTGGGAGGGATGGCCGCGCGCAGGGCTGGTGGCAACTGCGAGAAGCGCCCGCCGTTGGCCTGCAACTGGCGCATGGCCTCGGCCATGGTGTCGTCGTCGCGCGCCTTGACGGCCTTCTCGTTTTCCTCGAACAGCACCTTGGCCTCCTGCCTTGCGTGCTTGAGCGCGGCCGGGTTTCTGGACAAGCGTGGGTCGGCCATCAGTGCGGCATCCACGTCAGCGAACACCGGGCGCGGCCAGGCACCGCCGCCGGCGTTGAACGCCGCCATGTTCTTGTTCACGTAGTCCTGTGTCTGCTTGCGGGAGGCCTCAGACCTCGACTTGCCGTTGAGCTTGACGTCACCATAGGTGAGCTGCCATAACCAGTCGGCTTCCTGGGTGCCGGGCTGCGCCCGCTCGGCCAGGGCCACGGCCGCGTCCACCCACCCACGCCCGGCGTTGTAGGCCGCCCATGCCTTTCCAAGATCGCCGCTGTAGTTTTTGATGAGCGCCGCCAGCAGTTCCTTCCCGACGCGGTTGCGATCCTGCGGCGTGCCATCAGAGGGCTTGATGCCAAATCCAGGGTTCGCGGCGGTAGCGTCCATCACCTGATACAGCCCCTTGGCACCAACCGGGCTGACGGCGTTCGGGTTGCCCCCACTCTCGGACTGCACGGTGATCTGCTGCACCAGATCCATGTCGGTCGGCACCAGCCGGCGCGAGGCCTGCCCGACCACCTGGCGCGCCACGCCCGCTCCGAGTTGCGCGTCCGCTGCCTTGGTGATGAGGCCCTTCACGCTCAGGATGTCGTCGCCATCCATTTGCTTGCTGTAGCGTTTCAGGTAGTCGTCGGCATAGGCCACGTCGCCCTGATCGAGCGCGGCCATCAGCCCCACCTTGTGCGCGTTGCTGGTCATCTTGCGCGCCTGCGCCTCCTGCCACTCGGCCGACTTGCCGGTCAACTGCGCCGTGCGGTAGACCTCGGCCTGGATGCGCTGCACCGCTGCGTCCACCGCCTGCGGGTTGTTCCAGTTCAGCTCGATGTCGCGCAGCGCCGTGGACTGCACGCCCTCGGCCACCGACAGCTGGTAGGTCTGGTACTCCCGCGCCTCGTGCTCCTGCACGCCACCCCGGAAGGTGGTCAGGATGTTGCTGGCGTGCTTCATGAACGCCGCGCGCTGGCGGTCGTTGCCCAGCGTGCCGGCGATGTCGCCGGCGGCGTTGGCCAGCTGGCCGCCGTAGAACTCCGTCAGCGACTTGCCATCCGGCCGGTCGAAGGTGTCCTTGCCCCTGACGCGCAAATAGCCGGCGTCCTTGTCGTGCTGCAAGGTGAGCGCGCGCTCCTTGTACTGGTTCAGCGCGTCGGTGATGCGCAGCTCGTCGGCCTGCGCCTGCATGTCGCGCGCGATGCCGCCCACTGAGGCGCCGAATTCCTGCATGGCGCCGCCCAGCGCCATGACCTGACGTTGGCCGATGTCGCTGGCCTCGGGCGCGGCAAGGCGGCCCTGTGGTGCGTTGCCGCCCGGCTGGAACTGCGGGCCGTCTGGCACGGGCACTCGTGGCATCCGCCTACCTCCAGCCGTTGTTCAGCTGGTACAGCGCGTCGATGGGGTCACCCGCCGGCGCCAGTGTTTGCGTGCTGCCGCGACTTCCGCCACTGAACTCGTACCAGCTTTGCGCCACGCGCCCGGCGCTGCCCATCAGCGAGGTGGCGCCAGCCATCAGCGGGTTGATCGAACTGGCGTTGGCCCGGCTCATGGCCGCCTGGCTGCGCTGGTTGCTGGCCTGCATGCGCTGGCCGAAGGCGGCGCGCATGGCGTTGATCTCCAGCGTGGCGCGATCCTGCGCCTTCAGCTCGTCGGTGCTGGCCAGCACATCGGCCGCGCTGCCTTGGTCGATGGCGATCCCGTTGGCCGCCATCGCCGCGCGCTGGCTGCTCTTGAGCTGGCCATAGCGCTGGGTGGCGTTGGCAATGCGCTGGTTGCTGTCGGCAAGTTCAGCCTGCGCACCCAGCTCACTGATGCGCGCATTGGCCTCGGCCACGGCCGCCTGCGCGCCCAGGTTGGCACGCTGCGTGCTGGCCTGGCCGTAGGCGCCGAAGGCCGAGGTGATGCCGCCGCCGATCTGGCTGGCCAACGCGACATTGGAAAGTGCGGCTGCGCTGAATCCCATGGCCCAGGATGATCGGCCCCGGGCGAGCCCTCACGCGCACCTAGCCGCCAATCACGACCTCGGCCGTCAGGCCCAGCACCGTGAGCGGCAGCGGCTGCGACTGCACCACGTAGACCTGGCCGCCGCCCTGCTCCCAGGCGCCATCGATGGGCAGCTCGATTTCCTCACTGACCAGTGCGGGCGGCGCGCCGTAGGGTTCGGTCGTTCGCTGCTTGTACTCGCGCAGCTGCCCCAGGCTGGGGCCAGCCTGGATGGCGCTGGAGCGGTGCACGCGCAGCCACAGCTTGTTGACGTTCTTCATGCGGCCCTGGCCGAAGGCCGGGTCGTTGCCGACAGCCACGGGCAGGGTGCGAATGAAGGCCTTGATCGGCAGGCCGGCCGTGGCGATGGTCGTCGGGCCGGGTAGCTTGACCTGACCGCACACCACGCGCTGGGGTTTCAGCACCACGCCGTCGGCCAGGATGCTGACCTGCTCGCCCTCCAGGTGTTCAAGCCCGCACAGCGCAGTCTGTCCGGGTTCGTTCCTCGACACGGCGCAGTCCATGAAGTAGGCATACGCCGGTTCGATGGGTGCGGTGCCGACCACGCGCCAACCCAGCCGCTCGACGCAGCGGCGCACCTTGCCGCCGAGGGTACGCTTGACCACTACGTAGGGCATGTCGTAGAAGTCGTATTCGGCCGCCGAGCAAATGCTCTCGAACTCGCCGTTCAGCGTCTCGTGCGTGTGCCAGCCGCCTACCTGCTGCTCAGGCACGTAGGTCATGCCCAGCAGCTTGCCGTTGCTGCTGACGGCCCACACCACGGGGTAGGGGGCCTTGCAGTAGGCCAGATCGACCACCGCCTTCAGGTCGAAGTCATCGGCGTTTCGGATCGACAGGTCCCCCACCACGAAGCCCTGCGCCTGCCAGTTGTAGCCGATCTCGTGCAGGTGGCCGCCGCGCGCCGCGCCGAACAGGGCGCTGCTGCCCACCACCAGCGGCTGCACATTGGACGCGCCCACGTAGGACTGCGGCTTGACGGCCACCGAGGTCGGGGTGACGGCGTCCGAGTTGACCGAGGTCAGCCGCCACTCGGCCGAGCTGGTGAGCAGCAGCAGACTGGACAGCGGCACGACATGGCGAATGGCGTTGACCTCGCGTGCCGCCACCCGTAAGGCGATGCGGTCGTCGTCGCGCACCGGCACCGAATAGGTGACCTCGCTTTCGGTGCCGGAGCGGGTCATCCACACGTTCTGTGGCGCCTTGGCCGGGCCGGCGAACACGCGGCGTTGCTCGAAGTAGGACACGGCCGAGGGCCAGTTGTCCGCCAAGGTCGGGTCGTAGCGCGGCGGCGTGCGGCCCATGTCGGGCGCGATGTTGTCGTCCACCACCGAGGGCTTGGACGCCCCTGCGATGCGCCCGATGTAGCCGAAGCTGCCGCCCTGCAGCTTGTAGACCAGATACTCGCGCGTGCCGGCCGCGAAGTCGGTCACGGTGATGGTGTTCTTGTTGCCCGTGATGAACAGGTTGTTGGTGACCGCCGGCAGCTCGACCGGCAGCGATTCTGCCCCGTCGGCGTCGCGGATGCGCGTGACCGCGTAGGCGTACGACATCGACGGCGGCATCCCCGCTGCCGTGGTGGCGGCGGCGCTGGCGGAGAATCCGGCATTCGGCGGGGTGAAGTCGATGGGCGCCAGCTCCCAGTGTGCGGGGCCCAGGCGGCGCAGCTCCTGCGGCGGCATGCTTGGGTGCACCAAGGTCACCACGTCGGCAGACTGCACATGGTGGATGTCCTTGACCATGTCGCCAGTCCACGGCGCCGCCACCTCGTAGGGCTGTCCGCCCAGCATCAGGGTTTGCCCCATGGTGTGGAAGCGCACGTACTGGTGGCCCAGCTCCAGCACCATCGACTGGTCGGTGCTGAATGTGAACGGGATCAACCGGCAGGGCCGATCGTGGTACTTGGCGAAGGCGACGAACTGCGTGCCCGGCCGGTTCTCGGCGGCGCCGGTGGGGCGCACCATGAAGTTGACGCACTCGGCCAGGCCGGTTTGGTACTTGCCGTCGTCGATGCGCCCCCACAGCTCGCGCGAGACCTTGCCCCCGGCAAAGGAGCGGTAGTAGAGCCGTTGCACCGCCATCAAGCCCTCCCCGCGATCCAAACTGGAACGTGCGGCGGCACGCTTTGCCGGTTCTGATTGGCGTCAGATTCAGCAGCCAGGTTGCGCGCGTGCAGCGCCAGTTTCAGCATCTCCTGCGCCGCCTTTGCGCCAGTGTCGCCCTTGACGATGGCGCCCACGATCAGCGATGCCAGTTGGTAGGCCAGCGCGTTCTTGAACCGCGGTGGCAACACCTGCGGCACCGGGGCGGCCCGCGTGTACCGTGCAAATGCCTGCGCGGTGTTGGTGCAAATCAGCACCGGCGATGGGTTGCCGGCCTGACGCTCGTAGTCGATCGGTTCGCCGTTTGGCGTGTCACTCAGATTCCAGATGCGCAGGCAGGCGGCAGGCTCGGCGTAGCAGGCCAGCCAGCCGGGGCGTGTTTCCACCAGCGGCGTGAGTTGTTCGGTGACCGTGGCGAAGCTCCAAGGGTGCGCTTCCAGCAGCACGCCCATCGCCAGCGGGTACATGTGCGCGCACAGCTCGGCGTAGACCGAGCCCTCGGGCGGATCGACGGCCGAAATGGTAGCGGCCTGGCCAATGTGGGCCAGCGCCAGATTGCAGACATCGACCGTGGGCGTCATCGCGGGACCTCAAAAAAGAAGGGGCACGCGGCCCCTTCCAAATGCCGTTCAACCCGGCAGGAGACAATCAGGCCAGCGGCGCGTCCTCGGGCTTTTTGCGGCCCTCGGGCTTTTTCTTCTCCGCTTCCGGGGCGATGGGCTCGAACCAGGTGGCGGTCTCGCCATCGGGCACCTCGAACACGTCGCCAGTTTCGCGGTAGCTGCCGTAGTACCCGGCGCTCAGGGCTTTGACTTGCATGGCGATCTCCGATCAAGACAGCGCGCTGGCGAAGGCCACGTTGCGCTGGTAGTCGAGCACGATCTGCGCCGACACCTTGCCGCCAGTCAGCGGCCCCGTGGCCACGGTGTAGTTGGCGCGGATGTAGCGGCGCATGCCAGGCGGCAGCGGCAGCACCACATGGGCGCCAGCCGCCAGCGCGGCCTTGCCAATCGGGCCGGACGCCACCACGTCGGCAAACGTGGCGTTGTCCGCGCTGTCCTGAATGGCAAAGGTCACGGTCGCCGCGCCGGCCGCTGCCGTGTTGGAGTCCATCACGAAGACGGCGTAGAGCTGCTCGCCGCCACCGATGTCGCGCTGCGGCCCCTTGCGGGTGGCACCAGCATCGATAGTGTCGGCAGACGTGGCCGTGGTGGTCAGGGTCTGGCCGTCCGACAGTTGCAGGTTCTTGTCGATGATCATGTTGCTTCTCCTTGGATCAGACCACGCGGGCTTCGGTGTTCAGGATCACGTCCACGGTGCGGATCGGGATGCCCAGGAACGAGGTTTCGAACTGCCCGGCCGCCTCTCTGATCGACATGGTTTGGCTTGATGCGCGCAACGCAATATTGTCCAGCGCCTCGCGCACGTTGGCGTTGCAGTAAATCACCGCGCGACCACGGCCCATCGACGGGATTCGGTGCTTGGCGGCGATCAGGTAGTTTATGAGCGGCGAGATGCCGTCCACTGGCGCCATGGTGCCGCTGGCACTTTGCAGATCGGAAGCGTCCACGTTGGCAACGCGCGCTACGTAACGCCAGTCGCGCAGGGTCAGTCCGGCGTCCCACTTGTAGTGCGAGCGGTAGCCCTGATAGCGGCCGTTGTTGGCATCCAGCAAGGTCACTTCGCCCAGGTCGCGCTGCGACAGGCCGGCCTTGCTGCCCTTGGGGTAGATGCCGTGCACGGTGTTCGGCCCCCACACCACCAGCCAAATGGAGGTATTGTCCGATCCGCTGCCCTGGCAGTCAATCACGTTGCGGCCATTCTCCACGCCGGCGATCTGCGAGTAACGCGGCGCCAGGCCGAGGAATCGCTCGGGGTTGGTGGCCGTGTCGCCGTAGAACAGCGTCTTGGCGAAGTTCTGGCTCATGCCCTCGACAAATGCGCTGTCCTCGCTCAGGCGCCAGGCGGCTGTATTGTTGTTGAGATCGGCCAGCGCCTTGTCAACCTCAGCGTATGCTTCCAGCATGCCGCAGGTATCCTGCACCTGCACGGTGGTGCTTTTCTCCGGCGGGACGCCGTAGCTCAGTTTGCGCCAGACGCCTTGCGGCAGGCCGGTGCGCACCGTGGTGCGGTGGCCGGTGGGCAGGTTGCCCTCGATCCAGCCCATGTCCTTGACGGCCTCGTTGGTCTGCGCCAGCAGTTCAACAATATCGCCGATGTTGCCATCGGGGTCGGTGCGCTTGGCCACATCGGCCAGGGTGGGGGCGTTGGTACTCAGTAGTGCCATGTCGGCTCCTTCAGTTCATGCGAGAGTTGGGGTAGAAACGCTTCGGGTCGGCGGCCTGGGCTGCCCCAGGTTGGCCGGTCACGAAGCCGTCCTGGCTGATGGCTTTGCCGACCTTCACAAACATCCGAATCACCTCCGGATGGTCGCCAAGGCCAGTCTGTTCCAGCGTCTGCTTGAGCCCAGGCGAGGCGAATGCGTCCATCGCCTTGCGCGCCGCGCCCAGGTTCTCGGCCAGCTTGTCGCCGCCGAACTCCTTGTCGGCCGTGGACTGCTCGCGCCATTCTTGTTGCACGGCTTGCACCTGTGCGTTTTGGCGCTGCGCCAGCACCGGCGCCATCTTGTCCAGCACCTTCTGAGCGGCATCCTGGGTCAGGTTCAGCTCCTTGGCGACACCCGCAAAGGCGTCGGTCACGTCGCTGCCCAACTCGGCGCCCTCGGGGGCCCTGAACTCGTAGCGCTCGGGCGCGCCCTGCGGCTTGTCCTGCTGCTGGCCCTCGGCGGGCTTGTCGGCAGGCGCAGATTCGCCCTGGGCTTGCGCCGGGGGCTGCTGGGTTTGGGTGCCTTCGGCCGGCGCGGTGCCAGCCTCGGTACCCGGAGTGGACGGCGCAGCTTCAGTCGTCATTTCGGTCGTCGGCTGCGTCATCAAAGTTTCTTGCGTCATCGTCTTGGTTTTCCTTGACCATGGTGGCGTAGGCGTCCGGGTTGATGGCCATCAGCCGCGCCAGCTTCTGCAACCCCTGATTCCTGCGGCCCTCGGCAAACGCCATGGTCATCGCGTTGGTGTTGAACACCGCACGGAACACGCCAGCGTCTTCCAGGTCCCGGAACACGATGCGCCGACCGCGCGGGCCGGACAGCAGCCAGCGGAGGTCTTCCGCGTCCTGCTTCTCGCGCCGCTTGGCTTTCGCCTCGGCTGCCGCATCGTCCAGGGCGTCCATTGGCAGGCAGTGTCGGGCGCTTGAGTCGCATCACGCGCACCCTGGGCCTCAGTAGCCAGAAAACGCCTGCATGGTGTCGGTCAGCGCGTTGGGCTGGGCCGTGTCCACGCTGCCCAGCTTCTGCGCCGCGCCGGCCATTTGCTCCATCGCCTGCGCCTGCTGCGCCTGCTGCTGGGCCTGCGCGCGCTGCTGGCGGATCAGCGCCACCTGCTCGCCCGGCACGATCAGCTGCGGGTCGATCCCCAGCGCGTCGGCGTACACGTCGGCCCAGCGATCCGGGTCGAACTTGTCCAGCACCTCGGGCCTGACCTGCGCGACCATGCCCAGGCTGGTGACGAAGCGGTCGATGCTGTTGGTGGCCACCGCGCGCTGGGCCTGGGCCAGCACCGACACGAACTCGACGTTCAGCTGCCGGCCGTGCAGCTCCTCGGGCGCCGGCGGCACGATGTTGGCCCCGACCATCCGCGCGAATGTCAGCTCGATCAGGGGCGACAACATTTCATGGTGCAGTCGCTCCAGCACCGGGCCGATCATCAACAGCTTCTCCTCGTGCCGCTCGGCCACTTCGGTGGCCGTCATGCGGGGATCGCCTCGGCTGCGCTGATACAGCATCAGGAACAGATCGGCGTAGAAGGCCGAGTTGATGCGCTGGCGCACGTCCTGGATGTCCATCAGCAGGTGCTGCAGGTCAAGGCGCACGTCGAACATCGAGCGCACCGCCGCCTGCGCGCCCGGCGCGTCGACGAAGGTGATGCCCCCGGGCAGCATGTTGGCCCGCTGGTTCTTCAGCTGGCTTGGCGCCTGCAGGGGCGGCAACGTCATGTAGTCGATGGCCTGGCCCTTGCGCTTTTGCTGCTGCTGCAGCTGGCGCGTGTCGCCCAGCGCCTGCATGGCAGGGCTGCCGCCGTAGATGTCGGAGCCGTAGGTCTGCCAGCGCGCCACCAGCGCCGGGAACGCCCGAAAGCCGCTCTCGCGCAGGAGGCCGTGCCCGCCCGGCTCCAGGTAGACGCTTCGCCAGGCCATGTTCTGCGCGTCGCGCTTGCGCACGTCACGCTGGTGGCGCGGCTCGATGGCGTGCACCACCGGCACCCAGGCGTCGTAGTTGCGGTTGTCGTACAGGTTCCTTACCGCCTGCGAGCAGTTGGCATAGCCGAATTGGCTCACGCACTGTTCGGCGGTCAGTTGCAATTCCCGGTACAGCGTGTTCACGGTGCGGTTCTGATCGGTCGCCACGGCGTACTCGCCCACGGTCAGTGGGTGGTGCAGCAGCACCGTGTCGAAGTCGTCTACAACCACTGACGCGCAGGTGCCGAACGCGCCCAGCTCCTCATAGCAGCCGTGCAGCGCCTGGTAGGTGTTCGAGCGTCGAAACACCATCTGCATCAGCTCCTGCACGTCGCGCAGCCAGCGCTTGACGCCGGCGGCCTCGTCCAGCTCCGGGTCGCTGGTGGTCAGCTGGAACCACGGCCGCGCCGGGCTGGTCATGCCTGCCATCAGGCCCGAGCCCAGCGTGCGCAGCGCATTGGTGGCGGTGTTGTCCAGGATCAGCTCGTCGCGCCTGTCGCCCCGGTTCTCTTGCGCCGAGTTCAGCAGGCGCCCCGCGCGCGGCTGCACGTGGCGGGCAATGTCGCGCCACGTGCCCAGCCACGATGAGCGTTCGGACTTGAGCGCCTCCCAGCGCTGCAGCACGCGGGTGCGGGTGTCGGTCATTGGCCCAACAGCGTGGATTTGCCCAGGTGCAACTGGTTGCCGGCCACGCCCTGAGGCCCAGTCAGCATCGTGGTGCCAAGCCCCAGGCCAGGGGTGGCGGCCGACGAATCGGCACGCCGCTGGTTGGAGCGGTTGGTCATGATGTCGTTCTGCTTCTGCGCTTCCTGCGTGGCCTGGTCGGCCTGTTGCTGCGCCTGCTTGGCCGCATCGTCGGCGGCGTTGCGCTGCCTGCGCGCGCTGTCCACCGAGGTCGC